TTTTCCACCAAGCTTCTTCGCGCCACCGTTTTTTCCACCGTTTTTTCCACCAAGCTTCTTCGCACCACCGTTTTTTCCACCGTTTTTTCCACCAAGCTTCTTCGCACCACCAGTCTTCTTCGCGCCACCAGTCTTCTTCGCACCACCAAGCTTCTTCGCACCACCAAGCTTCTTCGCACCACCAAGCTTTGGTGGCGGATTTATAAGGTACTACTAATAAATTAAAGCACAATAGCAAGGGGCCGTTCCCCTTGCTATTGTGCTTTATAAGCATAAATGATACAATGTATTTATGACAAATTTAAACAACAATTATTTATTTTCCTCTAAAGAAGAGCTTTTTCCAGGTGTATGGGTATATAGAGATGTAATTAAAAAAGAAATTGACGTAATCAATAGGCTTAATAAAATTGGTGAATCAGCAGCTAAAGAAGGAGAGTCAAGATTTGATTGGATTTTTGGATATGTTGGTTATAGTGAAAAAAGGCCATCATACAGAGATTGCGAAGATATTAAAATTGCAGAAATAAAAAATCCAATTAATGAAACACAAAATTTAGTTTCAAGCCTATGGAATGATTTAAAAATATCTCAAAACATTGCCGTAGAAGATTATTGTTCAAGATACAATATAAAGATGAATTATTGGGAAGTTATGAATTGCATTCGCTATGGCGAAAAACAACATTTTCAAGAGCATGCTGATCATGGATTTTCTTATAGCGCAACAGTTTCTTTAGTAGCTTATGTTAATGATGATTATGAAGGGGGAAACCTTTATTTTCCCAAGATTGGACTAGATATAAAGCCTAAAGCAGGAGACCTTTATATTTTCCCTTCTACTTATTTATTTTCTCATAGAGCAATGCCAGTAGAATCTGGAACAAAATTTTCTATTGTAACTATGTTAGATTATAACGACCATTCTCATAAACAAGAATTTATTCAAATGAGATCTAAATGGCTAGAAGAAGATATTAAATCTGGCAAAAATCAAAATGCATAGCATAGAAGCTTATGTTATAAGAAAAGAATTAGGAAAAGTTGATTGCTTAACGGCTAAAAGAGATTGGATGAACGCAACTTTCGATGCTCACGCATATAAATGTTTTCCAGTTAGCTTAACAAATCAGTTAGGATGGGGAATATCTTTTCCAGAAGATATATCTTTTATTTGGGATGGAATTTCAGATAGCACTTCAGATCATGTTAAAATTTTATCTGGAGATAAATATGCTTATTCTGGAAGAGCAAATGGAACTATAAGCTTTAATACAGGCATAATGTTTAAAACAAATAAAGATATAAGCTTGCTTTCTATGCCAGTTCCAAATTTTTTTATTGACGGAGCAGTCCCATTTACAACATTAATAAGCACATCATTTTTTACAGGGGAGCTACCAGTAGCATGGATGATAACAAAACCAAATGAAGTTATAACAATAAAAGCCAACACTCCAATTATTGCAATACTTCCAATAGATTTGGTTTCTATAAACAATTCAGAAATAACCTTAAAACCATTGTCTAGCTTAAAATCACCGCTATTTGATTCTGATGAATATTCTAAGGCAATATACAACTTAAATAAAACAGCAAACTGGTCCAATTTTTATAGGGATGCAGTAGATCATTTAAAAAGAAAAATAGGTTCTCATCAAGTAAAATCAATAAGGCTAAAAATAAATGATGATATAATAAATAAAGGAGAAAATAAATGAAATTAGAAAATAGCTGGAACGATAATAGACCAAAGTCAATTACGCCATCTGGATTTTTTGGAAACTCCCCTGATAATATTGTAGAAATTAGAGATTTTTTAAGCTTAGATGAACGAGAAAGACTGATGAACTTTGCATTAAATAATAAGGTTTGGGATATAACAGAAACTCATAGAGATGAAGATGGATTAGTTTTATATGATCATAAAGTTTGGGAAGATAGAGTTTGCACTTACAATTCTTTAATGGCTTCAGACCCAGGCATACTTGATCTTGTGTATAGCATGATAGCAAGATTAAAAATTCAAGTTGATTCATTTTTTAATGTTGATGCAAAAGAAACTGGTCCAGCAATTGTTAGGTGGCCAATTGGAACAAGACAAGAGCCTCATGCAGATAAAGAATTTCATTCTGGTCCAGAAAAAGGAAGGCCAAATGATTTTCCGTGGTACGATCTAGCAGGATTATTTTATTTCAATGATGATTATGAAGGTGGAGAGCTATATTTTCCACAACATGGAATTGAATTTCAGCCAGTTGCTGGAGCAGCATATTTTTTCCCAGGCGATATGAATTATACGCATGGGGTACGCCCAATAAAATCTGGTAATAGATTTACGTCCCCATTTTTTTGGACAATAAATAAACATACAGGAGAAAAACAACCATGAATAAATTAGATTACGTAGAGCTTTACCCAAATATTGATGTATATAGAAATGTTTTAAAAGATGTAGATCAAATGTATAACGTCATGAATGATTCTGAAAAAAACTCCGAAGGAAAATATTTTTTAAAAACTTGGGATCCTTGGGCACATTTTGGAACCTACAGTCAAAAAAAAGATAGTAAAGAAATTTTAGCTGATACTTTATCTCATGAAATGTTTATTAAAGAAAAAAATTTTGTTGAAGAAGTTGAAGAAGCTTATAACAAAGTAATCTTAGATTATGTACAAAGACATAAAATTAATTTGCCCGATGGCTGGCGATTTAGTGGATGCTCATATTCTAAGTATAACGCTAATATTGATACTTTACTAAACAGCATGACAATGCAATACCACACAGACCACATAACTTCTCAAAAAGATATGCCTGGAGATAAATTTTTTATAACATGTACAATGTATATAAATGATGATTACGAAGGTGGAGATATTGAGTTTTACGTAGACAAAAAGCTTATTAATCATAAGCCACAAGCAGGAGACATTTTGGTTTTTCCTTCAACTCAACCTTATTTTCATGGAGTAAAAACAATTAACACAAATGAAAAGTTTTTTGTAAGAAATTTTATTATGACTCCCCACAATGGAACAGAGGAATGGCTTGAAAACCAAAGAAAATTTGGTGCATACAGATGGGCAAAAATGGAGCAGGAAAGAATAGATTACGATGATAAAAGAAACATGATTTATTTTAGTGATGAACAATTACTTCCTTACGAAGAATATATAGCTTCTAAGAAAGGCCAAGGAAATTAAAATGAAAAGAAACATGATTATAACTAAACACAAAGAAGACATTACTGAGTATGAAAATTTTTTAACACCAGAAGAATGTAAATCAATAATTGATGTTTTGGCAATTAAAATGGAAAAAGAACAGTTAAAGTGGATGCCAATATCATTTTATGAGTCATATTCATCTGGTACTCCAGATATAGATGACCCAGATACAATTGCATCTAGACTTCCAGGAGATTTTTTTCAATCGCTTAGACAAAGAGTCATTGATGCAACAGCAGAAATGGCTGGCAAAGATCCAAAACAAATGTCACAAATAAGTTGGCACTCACAAAGATGGGCACCAGGTGCTTTTGCAAATATGCATTCTGACAACACCTCTAATGATGGAGTCTCGGGTGCATTTACTAGAAGCAGATATGCAACCTTTCTTTATTTAAACGATGACTTTGAAGACGGGATTTTAAATTTTAAACATGGATTAAAAATTGTTCCAAAAACTGGAACTTTAGTAACATTTGCTGGAGGATTTCATAATATGCATGAAGTCACTACAGTAAAAAAAGCTATACGATACACACTAGGGTCATTTTGGGATGATAGAGAAGAAGAAGATTATCCGCAAGAAACAAGAGATAAATGGGCAGAAGAACTTTCAAAAGTAAGAGCTCATCAAAAAATAGAAGCTTCAGAATGGGAAGCGGTTAGACAAGAAGGATTAAGAATAACCGCTCAAGGTAAAAAATATCCAGCAGAGGAAGTAGAGTGATAAAAAATAATATTGAGTTTAAGCAGTTTGTGATGTTTGACTTACAAATTTTAAATCCTAATATATGGTATTGGGAAAATGCTTTAAGTTTTCCCGATCACCTTGTTGATTTTATTGAAGAAATTGATTTAAATGAGCTATCTTATAATAAAATTACAAAATGGAAAAATTGGACTGCAAGCGATGACACATCCATAATATATGGAGCAACAAAAAACATACTATCTTCTGAATTAAAAAGTAGTACGGGATCAGACGCAACAGACAAAAAAACTTTGTATATTAGCAATAGCTTTTTAATGGCTTTTGAAATGTGTTCAAATAGATATTTGGCTGGACATGGATTAGATGAAAATGATTATAGGCTAGAATTGAATCATGTTCCGATTAAAAAATGGAATCAAGGGCAATCTATGGGACCACATTTTGACGGACAAGATGGCAATTCAGACCTTGCATTTTCTTTAGTTTCTTATCCAAACGATAATTATGAAGGAGGAGAAATTAATTTTCCAAATCAAAACATTACCATTAAACCAAAAGCTGGGAGCATGATAATGTTTCCATCACAGTTACCTTATCTTCATGAGGTAAAGCCTATTATTTCTGGAACTAGATATATGAGTTCGGTTCATGTATATATTAAGTAAGATAATGGTATAATAAAAAAATGACTACAACAGGTAAAGGGTTTAGATATCCTCAGTATACAGACACTCCTGATGTCCCTAGAGACTTAGGTTATTTAGCTGCCGACGTAGATGCTTACTTAGACGCTCATCCAGGTCCACAGGGGCCTTCAGGCACCTTAGAGGTAGACCCTCTAGTTACTACGGTGCCAGCAGGTACAGCTGGATCTGTGCAAAATATTGGCACTGCTGAAAACGCTATATTAAAATTAACTCTTCCTAGAGGAATTGATGGAGTATTGGGTGGTCCTGGTCCGTCAAACGTTTTATCAGTAGGAGATATTGTTTCTGGAATTAACGCTAGTGCAACAATTACTGGATCTAGTCCGTCTCAAGTTTTAAATCTTGTGTTGCCTCAAGGGCCACAAGGAATACAAGGGCCACAAGGAATACAAGGTCCAACCACTTTGGCAGTAAATGCTTTAACAATAACTGGAACCGCTGGAACAAATGCTTCTGTAACAAATACTGGGACATCCACAAATGCAGTATTTCAATTTACAATCCCTATAGGAGCAACTGGAGCCACAGGTGCGCAAGGTATCCAAGGGGTTCCTGGATCAAGTGCAACAATTGATCCAATCCCAACAACAATATCGTTAAATATTCCAACTACATCTGCTTATGGAGTAAACTCTAATTGGTACCCCCTTGCAACAAATCTTTACTCTATTGGACAACCAATAGATTCTGGCTCTGGAGTTCCTTCAAATAAATTTTGGAAAACTATTTATTCTAATACAGGTACAATTAATACTTCTGACGAAAGATTAAAAACAGAAGTTTTCCCTACCGACCTAGGGCTTAATTTTATTAATTCTTTAAACCCAGTAAAATATAAATTTATTGAGGGAGGGAAAGAAATAGTTGACGGAGATCTAATATCAATACCTGGATCAAGAACACATTATGGATTAATTGCTCAGGAAGTTAAAGAATCTCTAGTAGATGCCGAGATAGAAGATTTTGCTGGTTGGGTTCAAATAGATATGTCGGATGAAGATTCCATGCAAGGATTAAGATATGATCAATTTGTATCCCCTTTAATTAAATCTGTGCAAGAATTAACTGCGAGAATTAAAGCACTAGAAGAGAAGTAAGACATGTCATATAAATACACTGTCTTGCAAGATTATCCATTATCGTTTTTTTTATTAGATGAAGTACGCTCTGGAGAAGTTGGAGCATATTTAGGCTTAATATCAACCTACTCTACCTATCAAGATTTAAAAGATAATGGAGTTTCCTATGCCGCAGTAAGCGGTTTGCCAATCATTGATTATTCTGGTAACGCAATGGAAGGATATGCAATTGAAACTTCTTCTATGGAAGTCCTTCCAATTGTTGCTGGTGGTAAAAGAGGTACAGAAATAAATGAAGCATCTGAAATATCCTTAAAGGCACTGGGTATAGCAACAAATAAAAACCCAGATAGCCCAT